ATACTTCCGCGCCAGGCTCGTCTTGAGACTCAGCAACTTCTCCGAATTCAGCTCCTCCTCATAGAAGCCCTTATCGCTCAGCGTCTGGATGACAAACGACCGGTACAAATCCTGCACCCCCGCCGCGCTCGCCTCATCCTGCGTCGGGTCCATGATGCTCGCCGCCAGCGCCGCCACCGGATTCGCCCCCGCCGGCTGTCCCCCTCCATCCTCCATCCTCGATCCTCCACCCTCTGCCCCAGTCGCCCCCGCCCCAGGCGCGCCCGCGCCCCCCGCGCCCATGAGCTGCTCCATCGTCACCTTCAGCCTTCGCTTGCCCAGCTCCCGCTCCCAACCCACGTACGCGATCGCAAAGCCATGCTCGCGGCTGTATTGTGCCGCCAGCTCCGCCTCCAGCCGCCACTGCTTCTTGTACTTCGTATGCACCAGCCAGTGCAAATAATCCGAGATCCCCGCAACCACCGGCACATTATCCCAATTCACCGTTGTCGCCCGCAGCTCCGCCTTGCGAAACGCCGCCGTCAGGATCGCCGTATCGTCATTGGCGATCCCATCCACCATCGGGATGCGCGTATCCGAACAGCCATTCCAGGGCAATGCCGGCTGCCCCTCAGGCATGTTCTCATCCCACTTCCGCCCGTCCGGACTCTGGCCCGCCCAGATCATCCGGCGGCTCTCCTCGTTAAAGGCCACGTCATAGAAACCATTGGGCATCACGCCCGCCTGCTTAAACTCCGTCAGCAGGATCTCCACGTGCGCCTCCAGCGAACTCACCAAAATTTCCGCGTCATCTTTCGATTGCATATCCTTGACTCGAACAGTAAAACCGCCATTTGTCACTACCCCGCCCGCGAGTTTAGGCCACTTCAACCGGATTTAGGCCACTTCAGCATCTAAATCTTGAAACCCAGCAGCTCCGCGATTTCCTTCTTCAAGAATCTACTCTCCCCCAGCGCAAACCGTTGCGACTTCAAACCGCCCGCGTCCACCATCCGCAGCAGCGAAGACTCGCTCCAGCCCGTCCACTCCCGCACCACGCACGGCCGCAGCAGCATCGGCTCCCTGGCGAACCTCGCCTGATCCAAGTCCACCAGCTCCGGCCAATCCAGCAACAGCGCAATCTGCTTCTTCTGGTAGCGGTTCTGATCGCAGCCCGGCGGCCGAATCCGGCGCAGCACCCCGCAATCCACAAACTTCTCCAGCGTCGCCCGGCCGTAGCCGATCGTCACCACGTGGTGCGCCATCAGCAGCGCCGGCCAACCTTGAAATTCAGCTTTGGTCATAGGTGATTTATTGGGGCCTGACATCATCCGGCCAGTATCCGGACCACGGCCGGCGGTGTTGCGTGATTCGCACTAGCTCCGCTTCTGCAAAGTCCAATCGCCGTAGCATCAGCCCATACTTCTGCTCAAAGCGCGCCCGGTACTTCCCATCCATCTGCGTCAAGGCCTCGTTGTATTCACCCTGCTTTTGCCGCAGCACGTTCTCGAATTCCAGCTTCTGCCGGTCTTTGTCATTCGACATCTGCTGTAGTGCGTCCCGCATTTCCCAAGTTTGCTTTTTGTGTGATTCTACCAGTTCTCCAAGCGCAGCTATTCGGGTTTGCAAGTGAAACAGGTTAGACTCCACTTGGATAAGTGCCTGCGCGTCCTCCCGCGCTTGGCGCGCCCATTGCCGCCTCGTGGCTCCCAGCTTGCCCATGAGGCTATAAATGCGTTTTTGTTTGGTCATGACTTTGTTTCTTGGTTGGTTGATTGTTAAAACCCTCTTCCCGCACGGCCTCCGCCCTTCCCGCCCTCCACGTGACTTAGTTTGGCCAGCGCCATATACCGCACCAGGTCCGCGAAATCCTTGCACGCACCCTTCGCGCCGGCCCGCCCCGTGAAATTAGAAAACATCCAGATCACCTGCTGGCAATCCTCACACACAAACAGCTTCGGCGCATTCAGCACCGGCATCAGCGGCTGCTCCTGATTCCAATCCAGCAGCTCATTCACCACCCCCAGCCCCTCATCCTCATTCACCCCGCTCGCCGGGATCAACTCCATTGGCGGCCCCACCAGCCGGCCATCCGGCCCATACTGCGGCTCCGAAAATTCATCAATGATGCACGTCCCGCCCTTCTCCGCCATGTGCTCACTCGCCCCCGCCCGCGGGTCCACATACCGCTCCGCGATCTCCTCATGCAGCCCCTTCATATCCCCGCCCCCCGCCAGCGCCCGCTCCCACAGCCGGACATGGTACGGATCAGCCCCCTCCATCTTCGATCCTCCACCCTCTATCCTCTCCGCCTCGAGGAACACGCTCTTATACTTCACAATCCCCATCCCGAGCCCCGCCTGCGCCGGCCCCGGGTCCCCATCCCACCCCGCGCGATTCTCCGCATTCACCTCCCGCTCCGTCGGCACCGCCCACTCCCCGAACGTCTGCGCATCCGGCCAATCCCGATAAATGAAATGATCCCCGCTCGCCGTCACCCGCACCCAGATCGTCGCCCAATTCCGCGCCCCGGCCGGGTCCGTCAGAAAGTAATTCGTCCCCACCGCCGGCAGATGCTGCCGCCGCACGATATTCCACGCCCCGAACTTCGGGAACGCCCGCGCCACCCCGTCCCGCGCAAACCCATACGCCACCCGCTCAATAAAGTCGCTCGTCTTCCCCTCGCACAGCGCCCGAATTTCCTGGTAGTACGTCCGCTCCGGACTCGGCCCGAACTTGTTGAACAGCGAAAAGAAATAAATCGCGTACGCCTTGATCCCGGGAAACTGGCACTCGCGGATATACGGCATGTGCCCCTCCGGCAAGTCCGGCAAATTCCGCCGCGGCAGCAACTCCGCCGGCCGGCTCTCCAGCGTGATCGCGCTCGTCCCCACCAGCTCCTTGATCGCCGGCGTGATCCCCTTCACCGGCGTAAACGACCACAGCAGCTTCGCCTTCCGGAACTTCAGCCGGCGCGCGAACATCTTCAGCCACGCCAGCGGCATGGACTCATCCGCCACCGCCCCCACATTCGGCGGCACAAAGCGGCCCGCCGCCTCCAGCTCCTTCACCGTCACCGTATAAACATGCGCCGGCGCGCCGAACTCCCAGCCCTCATAGTCCCCCGGGTCCTGGTTGTACGTCAGAAAATGCACCTCGCTCCCATTGGGTAGCACCAGCTTCCGATCCGTAAACCCGCCCGCCTGGCTGTAATTGATCTTGAACACCGCATCCCGCTTCCCATTGAGCCCCCCGAAATGCGGCTTCAGGTACATCCACACCAGCGCCTGCACCGTCTGAATGCTGGAAGCCTCCGACTCACTCAGCACCGCCAGCCGCGAGCGCGCAAACAGCGCCGCCGTCTGGCACGCCCGCTTCACCGAATACACCGTCTTGCTTGCCCGATTCCCTCCAAAGATCCCCAGCACATCCGCCGCCAACACCGCCCCCGGACCGCGCGCGGTCCCCGCGCGCAGCGCTCCGCCATCCCCCACCGCCCCGTGCGGTCCCCACGTCCCCAGCAACAGCCCATCCGCATCCTTCCACGGCTCGAACTCCCAGCCGAAGTTGAGCGGGTCCTCCTCCGCCAGGACAATGCGCCGCTGCCGCTTCTGGAGCCACGCCACCATCTCCTTCGTCCAGCCCGCTGGATTGGCCTGGGCGCTCTTCTGCACCCAGGCCACCGACGGCAGCTTCAGCATCGGGTGCGGCGTCACCTTCAGCGCCGCAAACATCGCCTGCAACTCCGCCTCTCCAAACGTCTGGACAGCTGCGCTCATTTACATCCGATGTTCAAACGATCCATCCTCCCGCAGCTTCGCCCCCGGCACAAACGCCAGCGCAATCCCCGAGTCCTGCCGGCCGAACATGGCCGGCGGCCCCAGTTGCCGCGTGCGCACCAGGCAGCCATGCGGCAGCTGCATCGCATCCGTGCGGGTTTCCGTCCCGTCATCCTCATTCAGCGTCAAGTTGATCAGTTGCCATTCCATAATCAGCCTTTCGCCTTGTCCGCCTTGATCTTGTTCCAGCGCGCTTTCTGTGCCGCTTTAATCTTCGCCACCATCGCCTTGCGCGCATGGGTCCCCTTCGTCGCCTTCGTCCCATTGATTTCCAGCTGTTGCGGCTCGCTCTTCACCGGCAATTCCGGCACCGCCGCGGCCGCCTTCTCCTCCGCCACCAGGTCCACGCCCATTGCCTTCCAGAGCTTCAGCGTCCCCTCCTCCCATTCGCCATCCTGCCAGCAGGTGGTGTTGTCCAGCCGATCGCCCAGAAACTCAACCACTGCCTTGGCCACCGGCGTCTTGGCTTCCTTCCAGGCGGCCGCCTGCACCCGCCAGGGCCCCGGCGGCTGTTCCGCCAACCCCGCCATCAGCTCGATCACCACGCCCGGCTTCAGTTTGTTCAGCTTTTGGCCCAGATTCACCGCCAGCCGCTCCGCCAAGGCCGCGCGCGAGGTTCGCCGCGCGT